GAATTACAAATTAATGCAGTTATCTGATGTGGACATTTCTGGTTCTACAAAAACAAAGATAATAGAAAGAGTTAACGAACCAATTAATAGGTTAGTAAAATATAAGTTTCAAAAAATGTTTTTAGAAGATAAATTATATACAGCACTTCCTAATGTCGATAGTTGGTTACTTACTAATTTTAATCAATTAAATCATTACGCAGAAAAGAGTCATATATGAGCAATTTTATGAAAGATAGTCTTTTTGGGGTATTACATACTGAGAATGAAAAAAATTCATTCTATGAGGCGTTACAATATCTTCAATTAAGATTTGATGGTTATGTCACTTCAATGGAAAAAAGAAAACAAGACACTATCAAAAGAAATACAAAAAAATTATATGGATATAATTTGACAACGACACATCCTGAATTAACTGAAACAGATATCTCAAAACTTAGTGAAGAAATATTAGAGGATACTTCGGTGATAAAAAAAGTTACCGGTATGTTGATGGGAGATTTTGGTAGAGCAAGAAAAGGTTTCCCGACCGGTGGAGTTTCAGGTGCTTTAGGTGTAATTCAAGATAAATATGGAAATAATATAATAGATTTAGATAATAGAACACCAAAGTCAGTTTATAATATTGAACATTTTATACCATTGGGTCAAGTACTTATTCCTTTGATGATTTATGATTACTTGACTGGGGTTTGGAAGTTCGAGGTAAAAGAAGATGGTAAATTAGGAGAACTAGTAGAAGGGCGATATCGTGTTGAGAATGTTTATCCACTTGCTAATTTTACAATTTTAACAACTGCTGAGGAAAATCAAGCTCTCATAAAAATCGTTAATGCTATTAAGGAGGAGTGTAGAGTGGATGGTCTTATAAATATGGATTTAGTATTGGAAAAAATGATGGCAGGTGAACACTACGAGAGAGCTAATATAGTTTTACACTCTGAATTTTTGAATGTAAAATATCATAAATCTGGTAAGAAAATTTATCCACAACATATGCCAGAGGGTATGATGCAACTGATGGGTAAAAGACCAAAGAGAAAAAAGAAGAAAAAAGTGATGAAACAAATGCAACGACTACACGATTGGTGGTAAAATGAGTGAAACCCTAACACAATTTGGAACATCATTTCAATCAAAGATTATAGCTTCATTAATGGGGAATGTAAAATTTATTCAAACTATTAGTGATATTTTGAACCCATCTATGTTTGATTCAGATTCAAATAAGTGGTTGGTTAAATCAATTAAAGAATATTATTATGAGTATAAAAAACAACCAACACTTGAAGTTATAAAATATAAAATAGATGAAATAGATGATGATGTACTAAAATCTGGTGTTGTAGATAAATTAAGAGAAGTATGGAAAAATATAGAAGCTACAGATTTAGAATTCGTACAATCAGAAACACTTGACTTTTGTAAAAATCAAACATTGAAAAGTGCTATTTTAGAATCTGTAGATTTATTAGAAAATAAAAATTATGATGGTATAAAATCTATTATAGATGAAGCTATGAAAGCTGGTACTACACGAGATTTAGGACAAGATTATATAGAGTCTTTACAATTAAGACTTGAAGAATCAGCAAGAATAACAATTAATACGCCTTGGGATGTAGTTAATGATATTATGGATGGTGGTTTGGGTGTAGGTGAACTTGGTGTTATAGTTGCTCCAGCTGGTATTGGTAAATCTTGGACACTTCAAGCTTTAGGTGCTGGTGCACTAAAAGATGGTAAAACTGTAGTTCATTATACATTAGAGTTAAATGAAAATTATGTTGGTTTGAGGTATGATTCTATCTTTAGTGGTGTCACTACTGCTAATATTAAATATTATAAAGATGATGTACAAGCTAAAATATCAAAACTACCAGGTAAATTATTAATTAAATATTTTCCTACAAAATCAGCTAGTGTACAAACAATAGGAGCACATTTAAAACAGATTGAAATAAGTGGTGTAAAACCAGATATTGTATTAGTTGATTATGCTGATATATTAATGTCCGTTGGTACGTTTAGAGAAAAAAGACACGCTCTTGGAACTATTTATGAAGATTTAAGAGGATTAGCTGGTGAGTTAGAAGTTCCCATATGGACAGCGTCTCAAGCTAATCGTTCAGCATTAGAAGAGGATGTGATTGGTGCTGATAAAGTTGCAGAAGATTATAGTAAAGTTATGACTGCTGATTTTGTTATGAGTATGAGTCGTAAAGTAGAAGATAAAATTGCTAATACAGGTAGATTTCACGTGATTAAAAATAGATTTGGTATTGATGGTGTGACTTATCCAGCTACAATAAATACAAATATTGGACAAGTTCAGATATTTGAGGGTAGTAGCCAATTCGGAAAAGATGCACAAAGTAAGATGAATAATAGTCAAGAATTTTTAAGAAAAGAATTAGCTAACAAGTATAACGATATGGAAAAAAATGTTGAGGGATTTGAATAAAACGTAAATTAAGTTGAATATATATTATATTTATGAGTGTTACAGGAAGTAGATTACAAAGGAGTTTAGTTAATGGAAAAATTTAAGTTATCGGAAAAGTTTATAGACAAATATAAAAGAAAAAAAGCACCGTTTGGTTTTAATGGTTTAGGTGAATTAGTTTATATGAGAACCTATTCAAGAATTAAAGATGATGGTAAAAATGAAAGATGGTGGGAGACAGTTCAAAGAGTGGTAGAGGGAACTTATTCTATGCAAAAAAATCATATTGATTCACATCAATTGGGTTGGAATGCGTGGCAAGCACAAAAGTCCGCACAAGAGATGTATGATAGAATTTTCAATATGAAGTTTTTACCACCAGGTCGTGGTTTATGGGCTATGGGAACACCAATTACAGAGGAAAAGAATTTATATGCAGCACTTAACAATTGTGCATTTGTATCCACTAAAACACTCAAAGAAGATTATGCTAAACCATTTTGTTTTCTAATGGACGCTTCAATGTTAGGTGTTGGTGTCGGTTTTGATACTAAAGGTGCTAATGAAATCGTAGTAAAGGGTATAAATAAGAGTAGAAACAAAGAAGTATTCGAAATACCTGATACAAGAGAAGGTTGGGTAGAATCACTTAAACTATTATTAGAAAGTCATTTTCACGGTACAGCACCAGTGGAATTTGACTATAAATTAATTAGACCAGCAGGAGAACCAATCAAAGGTTTTGGTGGTGTATCAAGTGGTCACGAACCATTACAAGAAGTACACGAAGAAATTGTAAAGGTATTAGAGACTAATGTGGGTGAACCAATCACAATCACTACAATTGTTGATATTATGAATCTTATAGGAAAATGTGTAGTAGCAGGTAATGTTAGAAGAACAGCAGAAATTGTATTTGGTGACCCACATAATGAAGAATACTTAGATTTAAAAAATTACAAAGTAAATAAACATAGAGAAACATATGGTTGGACATCTAACAACTCTATCTTCGCAGAACTTGGTATGGATTATACTGAAGTAGCAAAAAGAATTGTGGACAATGGAGAACCTGGTCTTGCTTGGTTAGATAATATGAGACATTATTCTCGTATGAAAAATGGTGGTGATGATAAAGACCATAGAGTAATGGGTGGTAATCCTTGTTTAGAACAATCATTAGAATCATATGAATTGTGTTGTTTAGTAGAAACATTTCCAGATAATCACGATTCATTAGAGGATTATCAGAGAACATTAAAATATGCTTATTTATATGCTAAAACGGTAACACTTGGTAAAACTCATTGGTCAGATACTAACAGAGTTATGTTAAGAAATAGACGAATTGGTTGTTCAGCTAGTGGAGTTGCACAATTTATTACAAATAGAGGTTTAGATGAATTAAGAAATTGGTTGGAAAGTGGATACAATGTTATACAAGATTGGGATAAAATGTATTCAGATTGGTTTGCAGTACCACGTTCCATCAAAACTACTTCAGTTAAACCAAGTGGTACAGTTTCATTACTTGCTGGTGCTACTCCAGGTTTACATTATCCCGAAAGTCGTTTTTATATTAGGAGAGTAAGAGTATCTAAACATTCAGAACTTATAGAACCACTAAAGAAAGCAAAATATAAAGTAGAACCAGCCTTCGGTTCAGAAGATACAACAATGGTTGTTGAAATACCTGTAGATGTTGGAGAGGGAATAAGAACAGCTAGTGAATTATCCATATGGGAACAATTTAGTTTAGCTGCATTTATGCAAAGACATTGGGCAGATAACCAAGTAAGTTGTACAGTTACATTTGACCCGAAAACTGAGGGAATACAAATTCCTCACGTATTAAATTATTATCAATATCATTTAAAAGGTATTTCTCTTTTACCAAGACACGAATTAGGTGCATATAAACAAATGCCTTACGAGTCAATTGATGAAAAAGAATATAATAAACAAGTTAAAAAACTTGGAAAATTAAGTTTTGGTGTAATCAAACAAGAAGAAGCTAACATAGAAAAATTCTGTGATGGAGATTTTTGTGATGTAGAGATTGTTCCCACTACTGGTGATAACGATGACCAAGATTACGCTAATTAAAATTTCACATACCCGACAAACAGGCAGTTGACACACCTGAATAAAAATGTGTCTTAACACTAAACGAGGAGAACGTTAATGAATAAACGTAATCTAATAGTATCACTTATGATGATAACTGGATTGTATGCACAATCTGTAGTTGGACTTGTAAATGATGCTGACACAAACCCTTTGGATGGTGCAAATGTAGTAGTAGAGGGAACGGACTTAGGAGCAGTAGCTAGTGAAAATGGCTTCTTCTCAATTGATGTAAGTCCTGGTACTTATACTATCACTGCCACATTCATTGGTTACTCATCTCAATCTATAGAGGTTGTTGTGGGTGAAGAAAATGTAAATGTTGATTTTGCTTTAGCAATTGATGCAGTTACTATGTCGGCACTTGAAGTTCTTGCTTCAAGAGCAGATGAAAAAACACCTGTTGCGTACACGACTGTAGATAAAGAAGAGATGGAATTTCGTCTTGGTAGTCAAGATGTTCCAATGGCTTTAAATACTACACCAAGTGTTTATGCAACTCAACAAGGTGGTGGTGCGGGTGACGCTCGTATTAATGTTCGTGGGTTCAACCAACGAAATGTAGCGGTAATGATTAACGGAGTTCCACAAAATGATATGGAAAACGGTTGGGTCTATTGGTCTAACTGGGATGGTGTTGCTGATGCAGCTCAATCTATCCAAATGCAACGTGGTTTGAGTGCTGTTAATTTAGCTACACCGTCAATTGGTGGAACAATGAACATAATTACAGACCCTGCGAGTATGGAAAAAGGTGGTAAGTTCAAACAAGAAGGTGGTGCTGGTGGATTTTTAAAATCTACAATTAACTACAATACAGGTTTGATTGGTGATAAACTAGCACTTAGTGGAACATTAGTTCGTAAGACTGGTGATGGTATCATTGATGGAACTTGGACAGACGCTTGGGCTTGGTATCTAGGTGCAAGTTATGCTGTGAATAAGGATAACCGATTTGAATTATACGCAATCGGTGCTCCACAACGTCACGGACAGAACTTGTATAAACAGAATATTGCTACTTACTCACAAGAGTTAGCTGGTGATATTGATGGATACGATGAATCAGCTTTCGCAGATGGAGCAAAGTTTTCAACTGAAGCTGGTCGTACATTCAACCAAAACTGGGCACCTGTAAGTTCAGACTACAAAGGACAACAATATTGGTATATGTACGGAGCTCGTACAACTGATAGACATAATCCTAACTTCCTAAATGAAAGAGAAAACTTCTTTCATAAACCATTAGTTAATCTTAATCACTTTATGAATATCAATGAGAAAACTAAACTCTCATCTGTTTTCTATTGGAGTGGTGGTTCTGGTGGTGGTACTGGAACTTATGGTAGTGTAAGTAGAGTTCCTGCAGTAGATGGTGAAAAGTGGTACAGGAGTTCACCGTGGCAATGGGATTGGAATGCTGAAATAGCTCAGAATTCTGATAACGTAGATACTGAATATCACGCTACGAAGAATCGTTCAACAGGTATTCTTCGTAACTCAATCAATCGTCAAGATACCTATGGTATTATTTCAAAACTTAACTATGAAGTTAGTGATGAGTTAGAACTACAAGTTGGATTAGATTGGAGAACTGCTGGAATTGAACACGCACGTGAAGTTCGTGATTTACTAGGTGGTGATTATTTTGTTAATAAATCTAACAAAAATAATACAACTCCAGAAAGTCAAATGAAAGGACTAGGTGATATCATCGCATATCATAATAGTACTACAGTTGATTGGATTGGTGGATTTGTACAAGGTAAGTATACTAAAGACAAACTTAACCTATATGGTATGGGTGGACTTTCAAGTATTAAATACTCTTACCAAGACCACTTTACAGTTGCTAATGAAGTAGTTAAAGCTGATGCTATTTCTACTTTCCAAGTAAAAGGTGGAGCTATGTATGACGTAGACGATAATGTTAGTGTATTTGCTAACACAGGATACGTTGAGAAACCACCAATTATGGATAACGTAATCTACTATGATGGTACAGTTTCTTCAGACCCTGTAAATGAATCTTTTATTAGTTCAGAAGCTGGTGTCAACTTTAGTTCAGACAACTTTGCAGTCAAAGTAAGTGCTTACAATACTGATTGGAAAGATAGAAACCTTACTAAAGCTGTAACTACAGGACAAGGTTCAAGTGGTGATACTGATGTAATATTCTTAAAAGGTATTGGTCAGAAACATCAAGGTCTTGAAGTAGAGGGTTCAATGAAACTAAATGATATGATTAGATTAGACGGAGCAGTATCATTTGGTAAGTGGAAGTTTGATGGTGACGCAGATGGTCTTTATACAGACTATACTAACGAAACACCAACACAAACACCTTACACATACACACTTGATGGATTATACGTAGGTGACCAACCACAGACATCTTATGTCTTAGGTACAACACTTACACCAATGACTGGTCTTAGATTACAAGGTATCTTTAAGATGTATGATAAGAACTATGCAGATTGGAGTCCAGATTCACGTGAACTTTCTGGTGATGCTGATAGAAGTCAAGTATGGCAAGCACCAGGATATAATCGTTTAGATTTACACGCATCTTATAAACTACCTAAGATTGCAGGATATGATATGACTTTAACAGGTCACGTATTTAATGCACTCGATGGAGTTTATGTACAAGACGCAGTTGATAACTCACAATATAATGGATATGGTGATAAACTTCACCTACCACATAACGCTGAAGTATTTCTTGGAACACCAAGATACTTTAACTTAGGGTTAACTGTTAATTTCTAAATAAATGTATTTTAGGGGGGAGTTATTCCCCCCTTTTTTACAAAAAAAACACTTGACAAGTATAGGTTTTTATTCGTATATTCTAACATAATAAATTGGGAAATTATATAAAAGTTGTATCAAAACATATTTTACGATAGAAGATTAAACAAAATGCATGTTTGGGATGACAAAGCAGGTCACCAAACATTTCGTTATAAGAAATATGCATATGTAAAAAATAGAACAGGAACTTTTGTATCTCTTTATGGTGATAAGTTAAAAAGAATTAATAAGTGGGATAAAGACCAACCAGAATTATTTGAATCCGATGTAAACCCTGAAATAAGAGTATTAGTCGATAATTATACAGATTCAGATGATGTATCAGAGGGTCACCGTACAATGATTTTTGATATTGAGGTTGAAGTGACAGATGGATTTCCAGATACAGAAAAAGCTGAGAATAAAATAACTTCAATAGCATTCAATGACCCATTATTAGATAAATATTTTTGTTATGTATTAGACCCAACTGATAAATTAGAGTTGGGTGAAAGTAGAACCAAAGATGATGGTGATACGATAGTTTCTTTTTATGATGAATATGATTTATTAAATGCATTTTTAAAAAAATACATAGAAATACGACCAACCATATTAACAGGTTGGAACGTAGAGTTTTTTGACGTACCTTATTTATACAATCGTGCTCAACAAGTACTTGGACAACAAATTGCAAATGTATTATCACCAATACAAATTGTAAAGTGGAGTAACTTTAAGAAAAGATATGTAATAGCGGGTGTTAGTTC